CGTAATAGGTGAGACAGGCCCTGACTTCACCCGCACCCACTGCCGCAAGACAGACCCCAGCACCAGCCAGAAGGCCGCAGAACGCGCCCGTAGCTTTTCTGGCGGTCACTGCCTCAAGATTCTGTCCGAGTTTGATCCTGGCGTTGGTTTGACCGCAAATGAACTGGCGAGATACACAGGGCTGACCGTTGAACAAGTTTGCCGCCGCTTGCCTGATCTTGAGGCTGCAAATGAATTGCGCCCAACCGGGCAGGAGCGTGATGGCTTTCGCGTTTGGGCGGTGGTGGTATGACCCTTCCGGCTCCGTACCCAGCGGACACCCGTGCCAAAGGCTGGCGGTTTGAAATCGACTATGAAAAGGTCGAGCAGTCGGATACCTGGGACTTGGCAACAGAGGTGCCAATGGCTCAGCCTGCGCTTCTGATGATGTGGCTGATGGCATGGACGCAGGCCCCATGCGGATCACTGCCAAACGATGAAAACCTGATCCGGGTCAAGTGCCGCATTCCCGCCAAATCATGGCCTGCGCTGCGCCCAATCCTGATGCGCGGCTGGTGGCTTGCTGATGATGGCCGCCTGTACCACGACACCATTGTTAATCGCGTACTGGAAATGCTGGAGTACCGCCGCAAGAACGCAGCACGACAAGCCACTCACAAAGGAAAGAAGGGTGATTCACGCGGAAGTAACGCGTTACCAACAGGTGACAAACCCGATAGCAACGACACCGGAACCGGAACCGGAACCGGAACCATATCCGAACTACGTTCGGATGGCGCACGCACGACACCGGGCGAAGTCTGCAAGGCAATGAAGTCCGTTGGCCTGCAAAGCGTCAACCCATCGCACCCGAAGCTGCAAGCCCTGATCGATGCGGGTATCACGCTGCCCGAATTCATCGACGCCGCCCAACACGCATTCAAAAACCAAAAGCCTTTTGCCTACGCGCTGGCAACCGCTGAGGGCCGCAGGCGCGACGCTGCAACCCCTGCGCTGCCAACTGCTGGCCCGAACAAACAGGAAGCGCTGGAAGCCTCAAACGCCGCTGTAGTCGCCCGAATGCTCGAAGGAGAAAACCATGTTGCCCACTGAAAAACCAGCGCTGTTCAAACTCGTTGGCGACGTGATGGCGTACTACCGCCAGCCGGTCAGCGAGTTCCTGTTGACCATTTGGGCGAATGCCTGCCAGCCGTTCACGCTTGAGCAGGTGCAGAAGGCTTTGACCACGCATGTCACCGATGCAGAACACGGCCAGTTTCCACCAAAGATTGCAGATATGGTGCGAATCCTGGCGGGGACGCACACAGACCGCGCTGCGCTTGCGTGGGGTAAGACCCTTGAAGCGATGGCCCGTGTTGGGGCGTACACCGATGTTTGTTTTGATGATCCGGCCATCCATGCGGCGATTGAAGACTGCGGCGGCTGGGTCAAAGTTTGCCGCACCGAGACTGCCGAGCTGAGCTATCTGCAGCACCGTTTTTGCCAGTCGCACAAGGCGTACACCGGGCGCGGGACTTTTGAATATCAGCGGCAATTGAAGGGTGACAGATCGCCGGATGCCGACTACCTGAAAAAGGGTTTGTCAGTCCCCAAGCCTGCGCTGATTGGCGACACAGACCGGGCCAAGCTGGTTTATCAGGGTGGCAATGTTTCGGGTAAGACCGCCATCACCTTCACACCACTTGACCAACTGGTGCAGATTGCAGAACAGAGGAAAGCCGCGTGATGGCCGCTGATCGACAAGGAGCTACAGCATGACCAAATTTGAGCAGATGCAAATTCGCCAGATGCACACACCAGAAGTGCCACTGGTTGCCGAGATTGTCAAAGCAAGCCTGAAGGATGGGCCGACGACAGCAAACGCCATCAAGCACAAAACCGGGCTGAGGCATGAGGATGTTTATCAAGCATTGGTGTGGCTGGAGGCGCGCGGTAAGGCATTCTTGCGCTGCCATTTTGAAAGCAAAGGCAACACGGTAACGCAGTGGAGTGGCGCATGACATGCCCCTCATCCAAGACAAGCCGCCAAGTTGTAGCGCAAAGGATACAGCTGTGAGCTACCAGCAGAAGGTAACCATTGGCGATGCTGTTTTGTATCAGGGTGATTGCGCTCTGATTCTGCCGACGCTGGGCAAGGTTGATGCGGTGATTACTGATGGTATAATTAGCCATGAAAAATCAACAAACCGGCAACATCAAGCGCAGCACGGAAGCGGAAATTCTGTGGGAGTCGAGACGCGAGGAAATACAGCGTCTTTACCATCAGGAAGGGCTATCGCAGGCGAAACTTGCGGAGCATTACGGGGTGGTGCAACCAGCAATATTCAAAGTGTTGAAGCGACTAGGGATCAAATCCAAATCGCAGGGCCGCAAGGGGCAGGACAACGGGCGATATGTTCACGGCATGGCGAGTACGCTTTATCGCAAGATGGTGAAGAAAGACTACTGCAATGCCTGCGGGAGTGTGGAGAATCTTTGTGTGCATCACAAGGACGGCAATCACCTGAACAACAAGAAGGCGAACTTAGAAGTTCTTTGCTCTCCTTGCCATACAAGCCATCACAAGCAAGAATGGTGGAACTCCCGGAAGGCTGGGCAATTGTTACCGACCCCCCCTACGGCATAGGAGAGGATGGCGGCTCGTTCCGAGGCCGCAAAGGTCAAGGTCATCGCGTATTACCAAAGTTAGGTTGGGACGCCTGCCGCCCCCACTCGGCAGTCTTTGATTTAATTCTTGCCGCTAAATGCCCCTCAATAATCTGGGGTGGCAACTACTTTGCCGATCTCCTACCAGCATCAAAAGCTTGGCTGTATTGGGACAAGCTTATGGGGGGAGATTTCGCTGATGGCGAACTGGCGTGGACAAATCTTAATCGTGCGCTTCGCAAGTTCACGCGATGCAACAAAGACCACGGTAAAGAACACCCCACTCAAAAGCCAGTCGCCCTGATGCAATGGTGTCTCGGCTTCGTGCCAGACGCGCAAACCATCCTAGACCCTTTTATGGGCAGCGGCACCACTGGCGTCGCCGCTATCCAGCTAGGCCGCAAGTTCATCGGCATAGAGCGCGAAGAGCGTTATTTCAAAATAGCTTGTGAACGCATCGAGCAAGCCCACGCACAGGGGCAGCTATTCGCACCAGAGCGCCCAAAGCAAGAGCAGGAGGCGCTGCTGTGAACCTATGGACAACTCAGAACAACACCGCCATCAATGCGAGGTCCGCCATTACATCGCGCTCACCCGAAAACGCGGTCTGCCGTGGTTCAAGTCGTTCACTGACAAATGGAAGCGCTGGCCGGACTCGCAGCTACAGCGAGACTTTTGGGAGCAGTGGAAAGCGGGTAATTCCGGCGCGGCTGGTGAGTGGCATAAGTGACTGCGCCAAAGCCTCGATAGGTGAGTATTTCGCGCCGGAATTCGAGCGCCAGTGCGGGTTGTTTTTGCTGGAGGTGGTAGCCGCATGACCCCCGCCAAAACCAGTGTGAAGGTCTGCAATGCGTAGAGCCGCCAAAATCGACGCCAACCAGACGCAGGTTGTTACGGCCTTACGTGCTGCCGGCGCAGTTGTACACAGCCTGGCCGCAGTCGGTAATGGCGTTCCTGATTTGCTGGTTGCATTCCGTGGGCAGACCATGCTTATGGAAGTAAAAGACGGTTCTCTTTCACAAAGCCGCCGCGCACTGACGCCTGCGCAAGTTGACTTTCATAAGGCATGGACTGGTGGCCCGCTGTCGATTGTTGATGGGCCTGATGCTGCGTTGCGTGCTTTGGGGTGCATCAAATGATGAAGTTCAACTACATCCGAAGCCCTGCGCTGATGAAGGCTTACCGCCAAATTGCCTGCACCAACTGTGGCCGGGATGACGGCACGGTTTGCGGCGCTCACTCGAATCAGGCCAAGCACGGCAAGGGTCGATCAATCAAAGCGTCCGATGTGTTCTGCGCCAGCTTGTGCTTCGCCTGCCATTCCGCCTTAGACCAAGGCTCAAAGATGAGCAGGGCAGACCGTGAGCGCATGTGGAATGCCTGCCACTTGCAGACCGTCAAGGAGCTTGTGTGCGGCGGGTTGTGGCCTGCTGGTGTGCCGGTGCCAATTTACACGCCATTAAAACCTTTGGAGCTTGCATGACACCAACATTCGCCGGAGAAATCCAGCTCGCAGGCTGGTCCGAATCACACACAAGCGGCTGCAAGGTCACTTTCTGGCTGTCCTCGCCGGATGAGCTTGAGGCATTCCGCGCCCTGACTGTCCGCAAGGGCAACACGGCAGGCCATCGGTTTATGGCTGCGTTGGTTGAGATTGGAGACGATGAAAAGCCAGTAGAGCCGGAGCCAAAACCACCACGCGCCCAGATGGGCGACGCCTGCTACCGAACCGTGATGTGGTGCCAGGAGCCGACGTTTTGGGACTTTTTGAACAGTCACCCACCGTTTTCCAGCAATGTCGCCGTGACAAACAAAGAGGAAGCCGCCGAGACGGTGCGGTTTATCTGTTGTGTCGATTCCCGCAAAGAGTTGGACACCAACAACGAAGCCAACAAAGCATGGCATCGCCTGATTCGCCAGCCTTACAGCGAATACCTGAAAAATCTTTAACGATACGGCGCAGCAACTTTAATTTTTACGAACTTTTCTAGCAACTTTGATGTTTAACAACTCCCACAAGCCGGGATGCATGGCCGCAATCCCAGCCTCCCAGTCCTGCAGGGTGCGCCGGGTGCTGTGTATGACTGACGCGCATTCTTCCTGCGTCCAGCCAGCCGCTGCGCGTAGGGCTTTGATGGACTCAGGCGAGGGTTTTGATGAGCGCACGAATGTCTTCTTCCAATTGAGCCCGGCCAGCGGCACCCGATGCAGGCGCGTCGTGCGCTGCCGAGTAGCGCGCATGCGGCATCTTGTGTTCAGCGTATTTAGTATTGACGCCCTGCGGCGTGTAAATAACAGTCCCTTCGCGGCGCTGCGCCAGCGCAAGGCCTGTTTGAACATGGTTGATGGAAATGCGGTTAGCCGTGTCGATTGTGATGGTCATAGTGATCTTTCAGGCTGCGAGGTCGAGGACATCTGCGAACAGGTTGACACGCTTCTGAGCGGCCACATTCAGGGCGCGCTCTGCGTCGTCGATCAGGTTGGCTTGTTCGCTGCGGTTCAGGTTGCTGGCGCTGGAGCGCAGCACGAAGTCGGACTTGAATGCGTCAACAGCGCATTGCTCAGCCCAGATTTTGGCACCGCGCTGGCCGGGAAGATTGGAGATGTAGACGCGGACCTGGCCGGTGGCTGGGTGGGTCCAAGTGCTGAATGTTGTCATGGTGTTTGCTCCGTTTGGAACGCCAGCTACCGGCTGGACTCGGGAGGCAGCTGGTTTGCTGCCATGTGTGTATTTTAAGCACGGATTCCGTGCCGAACAAGGATTATTTGAATTATTTTCTAGGGATAAACCCTATGGTGAATCCGCCGCACCTTCTCGGCGGGAATATAGGAGATAGATGATGAGTGAATCGCGTGAACTGACTTTTGGCGAAAAGGCCGTTGGAACTTCTTTCAATCCTGGCGGCATGCCTGCGGTGACTGAGGCAAAAGCCACGCCAACATCAGAGCCAATCCCAGCCCGCAACATGGAAATCGTCCATCGCATCCAGCAAGGCGAAAAGCGCTACCTGCTGGCCGAGGAATACGGTTTAACAAAGCCGTCCATCACCATGATCGGCAGAAAAGCCGGGATTGCTGCCTATTCGAGGCCGGGGAGGCGGGGGTGACCCACGGCGGAGCAAGGCCAGGCGCTGGCCGGCCAAAAGTAAACGTAGATGAGCGTCGCGTCAGGGTACTGGCTGCTGACGGAATACCACAGAGAGCCATCGCCGCGAGGATGCAGGTTTCGCGGGACGTTGTTCGAAGAGTGCTTAGAACCCACTCCACCCTCGCGCGCGCGCATTTGTCCGCATCATAAAAGGAAAAGCCATGGCTGAATCAGAAGTATCGCAGCGGGTTGACTGGTGGCGGGTCATCACAGACCTGAGCTGCAAGGGCATGACCATGGAGGCTATCAGTAGCTCCGCGTCTGTGCCGCTGTCCACCCTGGCGGGCTACAAGAACCTGAATGTAGAGCCAAAGCACGCCGATGGCGAACGGTTGCTGTCGCTTTGGCGCAAGAAATGCGCGCCGGCCGTGCCTGTGATTACTGGTAGCGTGAGGAATCGGGAAAGCAGCGCGGGTTAGTTTTCGGGATTCCGAACGGCAGGCGGTTGGAAGATGCGGGCTTCTAAACCACATCTTGGGAGCCTCCCATGGCCACACGTCCCGTTCAAGTCCCCGGCGCTGATCCTGTTGTTGACCCCATCGATCCGGTGGTTGACGCCCCTGCAGTGGACCCAGTTGAGGTCAAGCCCAACAAAAAAGGCAAAGGCCCACTGACCCGCGACGATTACGCCAAGATGAAGGCCCATGAAGTGGACGCCAAGAGCCTGACCGGTTCCGTGCTGACGCTTGACGGCTGGGTCGTCCCCGACCTGCCACCACAGGCCGCCATCAAGGCGTAACGTGGCCGCTGTCCCCTTCCACGAATACCCGCACCGGGGCGAGCTGATGCAGCGCGCGCCCGAGATCATGGACGCAGTGATGCGCCGGTCTGCGGGTAAAGGGAAGGATTGGGGTGGCCGCCTTGATGTAGAGGGCGCAATTGCAGTCGCTCAAGCCTTGGCAAATGGTCAAGAGATTGCCGGACTTGAGGCGTATGTGCTGAACAACAGCCATTTGCTGATTTTCTCCATGGGCGCGCCGTGGTACGCCTTCCGGGAAGTCTGGCTCATCGAACAGTTTTTTATTCGAATCGGGCGCGGCCCACTTGATGCGGCCCTGCACGACCTGGACATCTTGGCGCGAGATCGTAGCGCTAAGCGAATCGTGATGGCTACCAGCCTGGCCGCTGACGATTCGGCATTGGGCCGCCTGTATGGCCGCAATGGCTACCGCCCAGATTCAACCCAACACATCAAGGATTTGTAATGGCCGGCATCACCAGCATATTGACTGCAGCAAGTGTCGGGCTTGGCCTCTCACGGATGATGGGTGGGCAAAAGCAAGCCGATGCAGCGCCGGCCCCAGCACCAGCACCAGCACCCGCTGTCGCAGCCGTTGACCCCGCCGTCGAGCAGGCCGCAGCCGACGCCAAGGCCGCACAGAACACCAATGCACAGCTGGCCGCCAAGACCAAGGCGCGCAAGGCGTCGAGTCTGCTGGCTGCTGGTGATCCTGCCATGGCCGCAGGCATCACGACCGGCAAAACCACGCTGGGTGCATGATGGACGCCGACCAGTACATCAAGCGCTTTGGACAACTCAAGTCCAAGCGCAGCACCTATGAGCAGGACTGGCGCGACTGCTTCGACCTGACGTTTCCTGTTCGTGGAAATGGCTTCAGTGGTGAGGTGGTGGACAGTACCAACGCACGCAGCAAGATCGCAGCGCGCCTTGATTCAACTGGCACCGACTCAGCCCGCACCCTTGCCGCTGCGCTGATGTCGGGTATGACGCCCGCCAATTCCCGCTGGTTCGGCTTGGATGTGGGCAATGAAACAACCGAAGAACGCCGCTGGCTGGATGACGCGGCAGACATCATCTGGCAGAACATCCATGCAAGCAACTTTGACGCTGCAGGCTTTGAGTGCTGCCTGGACATGGTTCCGGCTGGCTGGTTTGTGCTGTTCACCGATATCAACAAGCTGGCCGGCGGTGGGTATGCCTTTGAGCAGTGGCCCATCAGTGAGTGCTACCTGTACAGCACGCGGCAGGATGGCCGGGTAGACGGCATCAATCGCCCCTACAAGCTGTCGGCCCAGCAGGTTGTGAAAGAGTTTGGTGCGGAGAATGTCAGCGACAAGACCCGCGACCTGGCCCGGGACAAGCCGCATGAGATGGTGGAGCTGTTGCGCATCATCGAGCCGCGCGAGAACGTCATCGACGGGGCCAAGCTGTCCAAGAATCTGCCTTTTGCCTCGTGCGACATTGAAGTCGCTGCAAAGAGGGTGATCAGGGAGCACGGCTTTCACGAATTCCCCTGCGCCGTACCTCGCTGGACGCTGATCCCGCAGTCCCACTACGCTGTTGGCCCGGCCTTTGATGTGCTGCCCGACATGCTGGAGTTGAACGACCTTGTGAGGATGGAAAAGGCATCGCTTGACCTGGCCATCTCCGGCATGTGGCTGGCTGTCGATGATGGTGTATTGAACCCCAAAACCGTCAAGGTTGGGCCGCGCAAGATCATCATGGCCAACAGCATCGAAAGCATGAAGGAGCTGAAGTCGGGCGCTGATTTCAATGTCGCATTCACAGCAAAAGACAAGCTGCAGGACCAGATCAAGCGTGGTTTCATGGCTGATCAGCTTGCGCCTGTTGACGGTCCAACTCGCACAGCCACAGAGGTGATCGACCGCCGCGCCATGATCCGACAGCTGCTAGGCCCGGTCTATGGCCGCTTGCAATCTGAATACCTGCAGCCCTTTGTGGAGCGCTGCTTTGGCCTGGCCTTCCGTGCTGGTGCCTTGGGTCAGCCGCCCGAATCTCTTGCAAATCGCACCTTCCATGTGAAGTACATCAGCCCACTGGCGCGCGCCCAGAAGCTGGAGGATGTACAGGCCATGGACAGGCTGGAGGGTTCGATGGCTTTGAAGATGGAGGCCGATCCCAATTACCGCGATATCTACGACTGGGAAGAAGCCGAACGCCTGCGCGGCCAGTTCCTCGGCGTGCCCGGCAAGCTCATGCGCTCGCCCGATGACATCAAGAAGATCCGCGATGCCAGAAACGCGGCGGCTGAGGAGCAGCAGGCCAAGCAGGAGCAGTTGCAACAGGCCGAAATGGTCAGCCAGAACCCACAGGGTGCCCAAGTCATGGGCGCATTAACAGGAGCTTAGATGCGCAGAGGAACGACACCCCCCGAGGTGACGCCGGAAATGTACAGGCAGATTTTTGAGGAACACCCCGTCGGTGCGCTCGTTCTCGAAAGGCTCATACAGCTGTTTTCTAAACCCGCCCAGCTTGAGGGCGGCATTGATGCAGTCATCAAGACATATCACCGCATGGGTGAACACGGCGTCGTTCAGCACATCGTGGCTCAGATAAACCGCGCCAATGGCGCACAACCTCTAGAAGGAGAAAACGATGCTCAAGCCTAGACACGTTCTGATGGAGGAAACGCCGGGCGCACCTGGTGGTGGCGACACTCCGCCTGCAAGCCCGCCAGCTGCACCGCCAACGCCACCCGATGGCACGCCGCCGGCTGATCCGCCGCCTGCACCTCCGCCAGAAGCCTGGACCATGCCTGAAAAGTTTCAGGTGAAAAAGGAAGATGGCACCATCGACCTTGAAGCATCTTCCAAGAAGATGGGCGAAAGCCTGTCGCACCTTGAAAAGCGGCTCGGCTCTGGTGATGCGCCGCCCAAGACTTCGGACGAATACGCCGTCAACGTGCCCGATGTGTGGAAAGAGGCGTTTCCGGATGACAGCGAGCGCATGGCCGCCTTCCGCAAAGACGCACACGCCCAGGGCCTGACGCAAAAGCAGTTCGACTTCTTCCTCGGCAAATACATGGAAGTCGCTCCGGACCTGATCAAGGGCGGTGCGGAGATGACCCGCGAGGCCGCCATGGCCGACCTGCGCAGTGTGTGGAAATCTGATGCGGAATACACCACGCAGTCAGCGCACGCAGCCAAGGCGCTTGAGGGTTACCTCGATCCTGTTGACAAGGACAAGAGCGAGGCCGTCACCAGCAACCCCACCATGATGCGTATCCTGGCGCGCGTCGGCAAGGAAATGCAGGAGGGTGGCAGCATCCCGGCCGCCGCTCAGTCGGTCGATGCGGACGAAATAAAAACCCTGCTGAACAGCGAAGCCAACACCAACCCGCGCCACGCGGACCACAAGGCCACACGCGCCAAGGTTGACGCTTACTACAACCAGAAGTACGGCACGGCACCAGTCACCTGATGTTCGCAGTTGTCTCCGGGTGTTATGAGCGCCCTTTAGCCCGCCCTTAACCAGCGGGCTTTTTTACGCCCGCATGTTTTCGGGATTCCGAACGCACTCCAGAACAAAGATACCTCCCATTGGCCCGGGGTAGCACCCGGATAACCACACCAGCTAGTTCAAGCCGACACGCCAAGGCAAGGACTCACAGGGCCTGTTTACAGACAACCCATCCGGCGGAACGTGAATTTTGGAGTTTGTCATGAACAACACGATTACCGCTGCATTTGTGATGCAGTTTCACGATGGGTTTGTCGAGGCCGCGCAACAGAAAGAATCGCGCATCGAGAGCACCGTCACCTCGCGCGGGTCGATCACCGGCTCGTCTTTCACCGCCAACGACATGGGTGCAATTGAAGCGACTCAAGTCACCAATCGTTACGGCGATACCGAGTGGACGATCCCAGACGCAGGCACCCGCCAGGCGCTGATGTCGGACTACGACGTTGCCATCCCAATCGACCAGTTCGATCTGCCCAAGCTGCTGGCCAACCCTCAAGGTCCGTATCAGGCCGCCGCCCTAGCTGCGATGAATCGCAAAAAGGACGCTGTGGTCTATGCCGCCCTGAAAGGTTCTGCCCTGCGCAAGACCGATGAAAGCGGTGCATTCTCCGGTGTGGCTGTTCCTGCTGGCCAGATCATCGCCGCCGGCGGTACTGGTTTCACCAAGGCCAAGATCATCCAGGCCAAAAAGCTGTTCCGTGCAAACGAAGCGGACGAAATGAACGGCGAACAGCTGTACATGACGTACGACAGCGGCATGCTGGAGGACATCCTTTCGGACACCTCGCTCACCAGCGCGGACTACATGGCCGTGAAGATGCTGCAGGAAGGCGCTGTTAATGGCAAGTGGATGGGCTTTAACTGGGTGCCTTACGAGCAGCTCAGCGGCACATCCACCAAGACCGCAGTGGCCTACACCAAGTCGGCAGCGCATGTCGGCATGGGTTCAAACATCGTGACTGACATCGGTCCTCGCCGCGACAAGCGCAACCTGATCCAGATCTACGTTGCCATGTCCATCGGTTCTGTTCGTGTGAACGAGCAGAAGGTCGTCACCATCGACTACGTCGTCTAAGGAGAACGAAATGGCAGAAGTCAAATCAACCCAAGCGACCAACGTCGCCGCCGGCCAGAAGCTGCTTCCATCTGTTGATGGTGGCCGCAAGCGAATTTTCTTCGCTGAATATCTGGCCCCTGCATCCACTCAGGCCGTGAGCGACACGATCTACCTGGGCGACCTGCCCAAGGGCGCGCGAATCATGCACGACTGGATTGGCAACATCTCCGCCGGCACGGCGTCATGCACGCTTGATCTGGGCTTTCGCTCCAAGGCGACCGGCACAGTGATCGACGTTGACGGCATCGGTGCTGCTGTGGCAGTCACGACCGCAGGCGCTGTTGCATTCAACAACGGCAGTTCGCTGACCGCCGGCCTGACCTACGTCACAACCGAGGCCGTCGAGGTTTACGCCACGATCCGCACCGCTGTGCTGGCCGCAAGCCAGAAGCTGATTTTTGAGGGCACCTACGTGCAGGACTGACGCCCGGCGTTCGATATAAGGCCGGGGGCGTCTTTACGGGCGCTCCCGGCTTTTTCACATTGAAAGAGGTAGGAGATGGCCACCAAAGTAAGTATTTGCTCGAACGCTCTGCTCCTGCTGGGCGCGCAGACCATCAACGCCCTGAACGAGAACACCGACCGCGCGCGGCTGGCGTCCAACCTGTACGACAGCGCCCGGGATGATCTGCTGCGCTCACACCCATGGAATTGCGCCATCAAGCGCGTGATTCTGTCGCCTGACACCGATGCACCTGCATTCGACTATTCCGCTCAATTTACACTGCCCGGCGACTGGCTGCGCACCCTGTCTGTTGGCCCCGAAGGTTACGAGGTCGATTACAAAACCGAAGGCCGCGCCATTTTGCTGAACGGCACCAGCGCGGCACTGCGCTACATATTCCGAAACGCCGACGAATCCACATGGGACGCCATGCTCGTGACCGCCATGGAGCTGAAGATGGCCGCCGCGATGGCTTACGGCATCACCAAATCAGCGACCAAAGAGCAGACCGCTAACGAGCTTTTTAACCAGCACATGAAGCTGGCCCGCAGCGTTGACGCACAGGACGACCCAGCCCAGACCCTGGGCGATGAGCGCCTGCTGAATTCCCGCTTCGGCAGCGTGCGGAGGTTCTGATGGCGCGCGCAAAGGTCCTGCAGACCAACTTCACAGCCGGGGAACTGAGTCCCAAGCTCATGGGCCGGGTTGATATTGCCCGGTATCAGAACGGCGCAAAGAAGGTGCGCGACTGCATCCCGCAGGTTTACGGTGGCTTGCGCCGTCGATATGGCTCCCTGTTCGTGCAGGAGGTCAAGACCTCAGCCAAGCGCACCCGCCTGATCCCGTTCATCTTCAACGAGTCCACGGCCTACATGCTGGAGTTCGGGGACCTCTACATGCGGGTTTTCAAGGATGGGGCAAGGATTCCCGCCTATGAGCTGGTGACACCGTACACCGAAGCCATGCTCTTTGAAATGGATTTCACGCAGGGCGCGGACACCATGTTTTTGTTCCATGAGAGCCTTGAAATCCGCCGGCTCAAGCGCCTAGCAGACAACAACTGGACCATCGACGCGCCAGTCACAGAGGTGCCGTTTGAAGAGCCTGGCAGCAACCCAGCCGCAACCCTGACCATTAACGCGGCTACACCTGTAGGTGCATCAGTCACCGCCACAGCCAGTGCATCGGTTTTTGTGCTGGGTGATATTGGCTCATCCCTGAAGGTCAACGGTGGCATTATCAAGCTGACCGGATTCAGCAGTGGCACCCTGATGAATGGCATCATCAAACAGGAGCTGACCAGCACAGTCACAGCACCCGCTGACGCATGGAGCCTGCACGCACCCGCATGGTCGGCCTCTCGCGGCTACCCTCGCACCGGAACGCTGTTCGAGCAGCGCCTTGTGGTGGCAGGTTCCCCATACTTCCCGCAAACCCTCTGGGGCAGCATCACCGCAGCTTATATCGACTTCACCCAGGGCACGCTGGACGATGACGGCTTCAGCTTCACCGTTGCCTCAGACCAGATCAACCCCATCCAGTACGTGGCCAGCAGCCGCACGCTGATTGCCTTTACCAGTGGTGGCGAGTTCACCATCACCGGCGGGCTTGAGAAACCACTTGCCCCGACCAATGCCCAGATCCGGCAGCGCAGCAATTACGGGTGCGCCCGGGTCCGGCCCGTCCGAATCCGTGACTCCGAAATTTTTATCCAGCGTGCCGGTCGAAAGGTTCGTTCCTTTGCCTACAACGTGGTCAATGACGACTGGACCGCCCCGGATATTGCAGTGCTGTCCGAACACGCCACCGAATCCGGCATCGTTGATATGTGCTGGCAGCAGGAGAGTGATTCCATCGTCTGGATGGTGCGCGCTGATGGTGTGCCTATCTCCGTGACCTATGACAAGGACCAGGATGTCACAGCCTGGGCCATCCATGATGGATTTAACGGGTTTGTGGAGTCCATCGCCACGATTCCCGACGCTACCGGTGATCAGGTCTGGATGGTCGTCAAACGCACCATTGACGGCTCAGTCGTTCGCTACATCGAGCGTTTTGTCGAAGATGCCTTTTCTGACTGCTCATTTATTGATAGCGATGCAAGCCCACAAACAGTGTGGTCTGGTCTTGACCATCTGGAGGGTGAGGAAGTTGTCGTGGTGGGTGATGGTGGGGTGGTTGGCCGCTACACCGTCGCCTCTGGCGCTGTGACCATTGCACGCGCATGCCTTGAGGTTGTGATTGGCCTTGACTACGAAAACCGTGTAGAGCTGCTACCCCCTGAAATGCAGACCGGGGAGGGCAGTTCTACCGGGTCGGCCATGAGTACCAATGAAATCACGGCCCGCTGGTACGAAACCACTGGGGCAGCGATCAACGGGCAAAAGCAGATTTTCCGCACCATGCCAGACGCGGTAGACGCGCCGCCCACGGCATTCACCGGCATCAAGCGCATCGAAAACCTGGGCTGGGAGCGCGGCGAAAGCGAAATCATCATCTCGCAGACCGAGCCCATGCCGTGGCATTTGTTGTCAGTGGCGCGCACCCTGACAGTCAACAATTAAGGAGATAGCCATGGGAGTGAGTACCGGAATCATGATGGCCCTTTCGACGGGGTTGTCGGTCGTCGGGCAGATTCAGCAGGGCAATGCCAATGCTGCAGCTGCAAACCAGAACGCTGCGAACGCTGACGCGCAGGCCGCCCAGCTCGACCGACAGGCAGAGCTTGACCGCATACAAGCCCAGCGTGAAACCGTGGCAGCCACCGAGGAAGCGAAGCGCATTCGCAAGGCTGGCGACAAACAGGCCGCCGCGTCACGGGCAGCCCTTGCCGCGTCCGGGATCATGGTTGATCAAGGCAGCTCCATCAACATCAATGAGGACATCACCGGCGGGGCGGAATCTGACGCCATGAACACCTTGCTGACTGGCGAGCGAAAAGCCAAGGCGTACACCACCAGCGCGGATGAGACGAACCGGTCTGCATCGAACGCCCGGTCACAGGCAGCCCAGTACCGAAGCGCGGCCAGCAATGCGAAAACATCGAGTCTTTTGTCTGCCGGGGCCACTGCGCTGACCGGGTGGCGCGGTATTAAGACGGCATCCGACCCTATCGGTGATTTCTATCAGCGCGGGACGCGCGGAGCGGGAGATTAAACATGGCAAAAATCCCAGGCCGCGACAACTTCGGCAACATCACCGCCCAGCCCGGCCCGCGCGAGCAGGTTGACACCTCACGGCAGGCGAACGCTGACCCCAACGCCTACGGCGCAGGAGTGGGCCGTGCACTGGAGCAGGCCGGCACCATTGGCATGAATGCCGCCCAGCAGGACATCAACACCCAAAATGCTGAGGCCAAGCGGCTGCAGCGTGAGCAGCAGGCAGAAGCCAAAGCCACCGCGCGCGAGGCTGCCCGGGTCAAGGCCCTGACCACCACGGCACAAGTCAATAACGGACTGCAGGACCTGCAGGACAAGATTGACGAGGACATGCGCACCGGTGTGCTACCCAAAGACAAGGCGATGGAGACATTCACCACGCAGGCCGAGAAGCTGAAAAGCACGGCGCTGGAGGGGGTTGACATCGAACACCGTGGGCTTGTCGATGCCACACTGCTCGACAACGTGAGCAAGGGGCGAATGAACGTCACCAAGCTGGTGAGGAAAAAAGACCAGGGCGACATCCTGGCCGGTGGCCTGTCCTACATTGAGGAAATGCAGCGCTACGCCGCGCGCGGCCCCAAGCAGGCAGACGAAGCCATCGCCAACGTCAGCACCTTCTGGACAGCCACCGGGCCCCAGGCTGGCGAAGATCCGCAGGTCACTGCCAAGCGGGTGCAGCAGTTCACCGAGAACGTCCGCAGCCGTCAGGCTACCGAGCTAGTGAACGTGGACCCCAGAGCCGCGATGAAGGCGCTCAAGGACCCGAACTACCTGCCGCAGCTCGACCCCGACAAGCGCACCGCCCTGATTCACTCTGCTGATACTGCCGTTTTGCGGCAACAGCAACGCGCCGAAGTACAGGCCCAAGCCTACGCCCGCAAGATGGACACCGAGTGGAAGGCGGCCAGTACCGTTCTGGAGGCCGGCAAGTCCTTCACGCCTGAATATGCGGCGCAGCTCACCAAGCAGTTCAAGGGTACGCCGTATGCGGCCGCGCTGGGCTCACTCATGGCAGACGGCCCGGCAAATGCCGCGTTCGTCACCCAGCCCGTGGCAAAGCAGACCGAGAGCCTGTTTGCGATGCAGGCCAAGCTCAACACCAAGGGCGCAAGTCCTGACGACATCAAAAGCTATGAGCGTGCGGACAAGGCGCACAAAGCCACTCTGGCCGACATCAAGGAAGATCCTTACAAAGCAGCCGCCGAGCGCGGCGTGCTGACGGCGCTTTCACCCCTGACGATGGACCTGAACGCACTGCCCGGTCAGCTGGCCAAGCGTGCGGAAGATGCCCAGGTTGTCAGCACCTGGACGGGCAAACCCGAATCACTGTTCCGGCCTGAAGAAGCCAACAAGGTTGCGGAAGTCCTGAGCGCACTTCCACCCAAGGACCGAGCCGGTGCCATGCAGGGCCTGAGCAAAGCCATGACGCCGGGCCAGATGCGAGCATTCGCCAAACAACTGGGCTCGAAAGACGAAACCCTGGCCGCCGCCGCCATTTTGTCGGCCAACGACGCCCGCACCACATCCGGCCGGCTGGTGTCCGAGATTGCACTGGCTGGCGCTGATGCCCAGAAAGAGCAGCGTGTGAAGTTCCCCACAGGCATGAGCCAGACCACCGTGCGCGCTGAAATCGACAAGGCCACCCGGGGTGCATTCCTGAGTGAAAACGCCCAGCGCGCAGCAGGTGATGCAGCCATGGCGGTTTATTCCGGACTGCTGTCCGAGGGCAATTCACCCAGCGTAAAACAGGCGGTTGACCTGGCCACCGGCGGCGTGATGGAAATTAACGGCCAGAAGATCACCAAACCCTGGGGATGGAAGGACGCACAGGTCAGCAAGGCATTGCGCGACTATGACGCACCCAAGCTGTCCACTGTCACCGGCGGGCTACCTGTAAAAGTGGGCGGGCAGACCGTCAGCACTGACGAACTGGCGCGCTACATGCCCGACGCTCAGCTGGGCCCATCGCCAAAACCGGGCGCTTACACAGTGAGTATTGGCGGCCGGCTGGTGTCTGCAGTGGATGGCAAGCCTTTGTATTTGCCGCTCACGCCGGAGGCCATGGCGAATACAGGGCCTTCTGGCATGGTGGAGCGGGGCAATATTGACCTGACAAACCGACCACGCGTGAAGAACGCCGATGGCTCAATCAGTACCGTGCGCAGTCTGGGTGTGAACGTTGACGGGCAGGAGGTTCTGATCCCTACCGTCATCGGCAACAAAGTGGTTTCAGATGAGGCCGCTGTCGCTCACTACAAAAAGACGGGCCAGCACCTCGGAAAATTCACTTCACCCGCAGCCTCTACCGCGTTTGCCGAGTCCCTACATCTGGCAGAAGAAGCAAAGCTCGGGCAGGGTAACTGATGTTTGACGACCTCTACCCCGAAGCCGCACAGACTGCGCTCGATGCCAAGGCTGCCCGACCACCTGAGCCCAAGCAGACCCCGCGCTTCAGCCTCTGGGGCACTACCGCAGCAGTTCCCAAGGGTGTAGCGGCAGGCGCGGCGCAGGCTGCAGGCTCGACTGCTGATGTGCTGGGTGCGTTCGGCTCTGTGCTGGGCACCGAAGGAAGCGCCGGCGGCATGTTCAGCCTGCCCACACCCGAAGAAGAAAAGCAGCAGCGCGAGGCCACCGAAAAGCTGCGCGCCAACGGCCCCGACTACATGAGCGAAGGCGGGCGCAGTTTCCGCAACGTGGCCAAGGACTACACCCCCGACCCGCTGACGACACACGCTGCAGAGCGAATTGTTTTCGACTTCAGCCGGGTAGCGTCCAAGGCCATCACCGCAGCCGCCACCATGGGCGGCATCCCCGGCGCTGTCGTGGCTGGTGCTGAAGAAGGCTTCACCGTCTCCGACCAGCTGGCGCAGGAAGGCGTAGACCTTGGCACCCGGTCAGCCGTGGGCGGGGTGACTGCTGTAACCAATGCTGTGAGCTTTGCTTTGCCCGTGGCTGGAAAAACAATAGCCCAGACAGTTGGCCTCGCTGCAGTGGGGGGGCCTGGCTCCTTCATCACGCAAAACTATGCAGCGCGCGAAATTCTCAAAAACGCGGATTATTCAAAGCTGGCCGACCAGTACGACCCATTTGACCCTATGGGCATTGGCATGGCTGCCGGGCTGTCGCTTGTATTTGGCGGTGCTGCAATGGGAATGCGCGGCGCAAGGCAAAAAGGCGCTGCACCCCTTGAGGACAGTGCGTCACCAGCGCCAATCTTGACAGTAGAAAAACCCACCGCAAATCCCGTTGGCAAGAACGGTTTCATCAGTGCGCCCAATGGTTACGAAGTTCGTGTCGGACAGCACACCGCTGGGTCTAATGTTTTGGACCCGGAGGCGGACGCTGGAGCTTTTATTTACGAAGTCAGGAAGGGTTCCGACGACGCAAATCCGCTTGCTATGGTTTTGAACAAGGAAGGAAAGCTAGTTTCAATAACCAAAGTTTTTGGCGGCGATGACAAATCAAACGGGACCGCATGGGTTCCACCATCAAAATCCGACGCGGCTGAAGTGTTGACTTTGCTTCAAGAACGAGCGCAAACAGAAATAGGCTCAAGCGAGCGGCAAGGCATCGATAAAAAAATTAAGGATATTGTTGTTGGGCCTTCTGAATCAGCGCCAACAGCTATAAAACCTATAGCAGACGAGACTGTAGACGCCGCGCGCACCAGCCTTTTGCGTGAAAGCGTGGACAACAGCAACCCGCTGCCCAAGGACTTGAGCGCAGCGCAACCCCATGCAGATGCACACGCCAAAGCCATTGACCAGATGGCCAGTGGTGAGCGGGTGAATGTGGCTGATGTGCTGCCTGAAAACGTGGCGGTGAAGGCCACTGAGGACATGCGCGCCCGTATGGAGCCGCTTGTCATGCAAATGGAGCGCCCTGAGCCGCCGCAAAACATGATCGGCACACTGCCAGTTATCGAGGCGAAAGTTGCTGATTTGAAGCTGTCGGAAGATGTCCCACAGTTCAAAAGTGGTGCCAATGATAAAGGCGTGGTGGAGCCTTTGGGTGGCTCATTCGACCGCACGGGTGTTGCGCCAATTCAGATATGGGAGCGCCTTGATGGGCGGCAGGAGGTTATTTCTGGCCGTCACAGGCTTGACCTGGCCCGCAGAAGCGGTGAAGATACTATCCCGGCCCAGATTCATCGAGAGGCCGATGGCTTCAATGCAGTGCGCGCCGCCTCACTGGATGCAGAGCTAAACATTCGAGACGGCCAAGGAAAGGTTAAAGATTATGTCCAGTACTTTGAAGGAAACCAGTTCACCCGTGAGCAAGCCGACGCACGCGGACTTCTGGCGCGCGCAACGGGCCAACGGGCTTACACAATCGCAACTGATGGCGGACCTGAACTCATTGCCACCCATCGTGCCGGTGGACTCGGAGACGAAGCAGCCGTTGCCATTGCCAGGATTGCGCCAAACGACCCACGCCTCCAGGCCGTAGGCCTTAAAGCCGTCCAGGACGGCAAAACAATCAGCACGGCCACAAACACCATGCAGGCCGTGCGCTCCATCGCACGGGAACGCGCCGATACTACCGGCGATATGTTCGGGTTTGATGACGGAGCAATGCGCGATGCAGAAGCGATGGCAGCCATTGTCAGCCGCCTGCAGCGTGAACTGAGCGAAACGCTTGCAGCAGTTCAGGGTGCATCCAAACGACCAGAAGTTGCCAAGCGCAACGGCGTCAATATCAAAGACCCGCAAGGTCTACAAAAAAGAATCCTTGAGCTGCAGACGCAAAAAAGCGCCTGGGATCAGTGGAGCACCAACCCTGATTTGGTAGCCCAGATAAGGGCAAAAATGGGCCTTGAGCCTGCGCCAAAGGGTGATGCACCGTCAGCCGCTCCGCCTGTAGAACCGCCACCTCCAATACCTGACCAACCGCAGGATTCCGCAGGACAGGGCGGAATGTTTGATGAGACGCCTGCCAGCTTTTACGAAAAAGAAGCAACCCGCCTGGCTTTGGAAAACCCTGATGTCATGGTCATGGTCGAGGGTATGGATGCCCCGAAGCCGCTCTCGGAGGTCATGGCCATGATCAAAAAGGACCTGGCCGACGACATCGAGGATTCAAACCTCATTCAGGTGGCGGCCGAATGCTTTATCAGTACAGGAGCGGGAGGTACGTGATGGCCGCAATGACCAGCACCGGCACCACGATGAGCGCCATCACGAACAGATATTCCCGCAGGGCCTGCCACGCACGGTCAAGCCGACCAGTTGCAGCCCAAGTGGCCAGCGGGATCAGGGAAATAAACCCGGCGATGACCAGCACGGTTAAAAGGAGTTTCATGTGAATCCGAAGTGTATATCTCAGGTCAGCCGGGCAGCAGGCCGGGCACTGACTCAGGCCGAGATCAAGGGCCTTGACGACCGGATGAATCAGACCATGCGGATGCTGGCGCGTCAAGACCCCGCCGGATGGGGTGCGAAGTCGCCAGATACCCGCGTCATGGAGGCCGCAGCCGTCGCCATGAAGGACATGCAGGCACAGGCCGCGCGCAAGGCTGAGAACGCCCAGAAACAGATCATCAAGACCATTGAGACCACCAGCCGCATCGACACGCTGAAGGCCAATCTGGACAGCGGCACCAGCAGGGCACTGGTGGAGGACCTGAACAATACGCAGCTTTATGTGGATGGCATCAAAAAGCAGTACACCTCTGGGCTGATGGACCTGATCGAAGCCGCCGGGAGCGGGCAGGATGCAACGGCAGGCCGCCGAGTGCTGCAGTTCCTGTTTGACGCCGAAAACCCGGTGATGACCCGGGATCTGGTGGCGGAAATCTTCGCGCAAGGCGCTGGCAAGACTGGCAACCAGATTGCGCAAGCGGGTGCAAAGGCATGGCTGCAGACCATCGAAGCAATGCGCGGCCGGTTCAATGACGCCGGCGGCGATGTGGGAAAGCTGGACTATGGCTATCTGCCACAGCCGCACGACAGCGCCCGGGTGCGCGGTGCTGGTGCCGACGCATGGGCGGCCGCAACCCTGCCAAAACTGGACCGCACACGCTACCTGCACGACGACGGCAGGCTGATGAACGACGCCGAAGTCACCGGCATGCTGCGCTCCGCATGGGAGACGCTGGCCACCGACGGCCTGAGCAAGACGGAGCCCGGCACCTTCAAGGGCACCGGGGCACGCGCGAACGCTGGCAGCGACAGCCGCGTCCTGCACTTCAAGGACGGCGAGAGCTACCTATCCTATAACGCACAGTTCGGCCTGGGCGGCATGTACGACGGCATGATCGCGCACATCGGCGGCATGGCCCGGGATATTGGTCTGGTGGAGCGCATGGGCCCAAACCCTGCCAATCAGTTCCGCCTGCAGCTCGACCTTGCAGAGCGCGCCGACCAGGGCATCAAACGCAGCTTTGGCAACAAGCCGCAGGCGTATTGGGACATCCTGAGCGGTGCCTCTGGCGCACCAGAGAGCGCACGCATCGCGGCCATTGGCCAGCACGCGCGCAATATCCAGACCTTCGGCAAGCTGGCCGGCGCGGTCATCAGCTCCATCACCGACCTGGGCACGATGGTCGTCACGGCGGGTTACAACAAGCTGCCCTACTGGGACCTGCTGAAAAACACCATGACGGCCGGCGGCAAGGATGCCAAGGAGTTCGCCAACACGCACGGCATGATTGCCGAATCCATGATCAGCGACCTCAATCGCTGGCAGGGTGAGAACATTGCCAACAACTGGAGCGGACGGCTGGCGAACGGGACCATGAAGCTGTCCCTGATGAATGCATGGACTGACACGGTGCGTCGGGGGTTCAGCCTGACCATGCAGGCCGGGCTGGGCAAGCTGTCAAAAACCGAGTGGGGCAAGCTGACCGAGTGGGACCGCGCGCACCTTGAGCGCAAGGGCATCACCAAAGAGGATTGGGCTGTCGTCAACACAGCGCAGCTTTCAGAATACCGGGGCCAGCAAATGCTCACGCCGGAGGCCATCGCAACCTCTGGCCACCCGCAGGCCAACCAGGTGACGGCCAAGATCCTGGGTTTCATCACCGACGAAAGCGAATACGCGGTCATGAACCCGGATCTTGCCACCAAGGCGATTCGGACCTGGGGCGGACAGAAAGCCGGAACGGGTGTGGGCGAACTTGCCCGGCTCACCATGCAGTTCAAATCATTCCCCACAGCCATGATTTCCCGCCACTGGCGGCGCATGCTGGAAGGTGACAAGGGCCTCGACGGTGCGCCCATGCTGGCCAACAAGGCGGCATACACGGCGGCCCTGCTGATGTCCACCACAGCGCTGGGTGCCATGGTTTTCCAGACAAAGCAGATGATCACCGGCAAAGACCCTGTGGACATGACCACGCCCAAATTCTGGGTGCGTGCTGCAGCTCAGGGCGGTGGTGCTGGTTTTGTGGGTGACATGATCCTGGGCGACACCACGCAGGACCGCAGCACGATGGACACGATGGGCCGCATGCTGCTGGGCCCGACCTTTGGCAGTGCGGCCGACCTGTGGGAGCTGACCAAAGGCAACGTGGACGAAGCCATCGCAGGCAAGGACACGCACATCGCGGCAGAGTCCATCAAGTTCGCCCGGTCCCATACCCCTTACGTCAATCTCTGGTACGGCAAGGCCGCGCTGGATCACCTCTTTCTGCATGCCGTGCAGGAGAACCTTTCCCCCGGCTACCTGAACCGCCAGAAGGACCGCGCGCGCAAGGATTGGGGGCAGGACTACTGGTGGGCCCCTGGCGAAGCCGCTCCCGAACGCGCCCCCGACCTTGAAGCCATTGGAGGCAACTGATGAAACCAGACCAACGCAACCGCCTTGAAGCCCTGCAGGAAAAAATCGCCGAGGTGCTGATCGAGGAAATGAACCCCGACAACTGGGCCGGCGCAGGAATCATCCCCGCCCTGATGGACAAGGAGCAGCGCGGAAACCGCTACTTCGACAAGAAAAACGCGGCCATGACAGCGGTCATTTACATGGACAACGCCAAATTGCTGGAGAACACCAAGGCGGCGCTGGGCCGGGACCCATACAAGGACAACGAGCTGGACAAAAAGATACAGAAGGCGGAGCAGGACGCCGACAAGCTGCTGGAAAGCGTGCGCAAAACCGCCGGCAAGACGCATGGAAAACCAGCCAAAAGTTAGCTTTCTGGTGTTCTTCTGCATGTGGGCAGACCGCATGCGCTGGATCGTTCCCCCAATTCACGCGCAGGCATGCGTGTGGCTGGAAAACAAAGGCGACCTCGCTGTCTTGCGCTGCTTCCGGGGGTTGGCAAAATCCACGATCCTCGCGGTTTACAACGCCTGGCGCTACTACAAGAACGACGCTCACCGCATCCTGCACCAGTCCGAGTCTGACGGCACGGCCTACAAGACCAGCCGCGACACCCAGAACGTCCTGCGCAACCACCCGTTGACCGTGGGCATGCTGCCGCCTGGCAAGGGTACGGTGGAGCAGTGGTGGGTGACGGGTGCCGACGACATCGACGCGCGGAACGCCAGCATGTACGCCAAAGGCATCTTGTCCAACGTCACCAGCGCGCGGGCCGACGAATGCCAGAACGATGACGTAGAAGTGCCGCGAAACATCCAGACCGTGGAGGCGCGCGAGAAGCTGCGCTACCGCCTGGGCGAGCAGACCCACATCCTTGTGCCCGGCGGGACAAAGCTCTATGTGGGCACCCCACACACGCACGACAGCCTTTATGACGAACTGGAGGCGATGGGCGCTGACTGCCTGACCATCAAGATGTTTGAACAGGAATTCCGGGTGGAGAAGGCGCAGCCCGGGCGCATCAAGGTCCCATTCGTGCCTGAGTTCGTTTTCTACGGCATCGGCCCGACCTGCAAGGTTTTGTCTGTACATAAGGATTACAAACTCACGACGGACGGCATCGAGCTGCTGTCAGACGTTCGCGGCCTGATTGACTTCTACGCCGGGTCAGCCTGGCCAGAGCGTTTCAACGCCAAGGAAATGCAGAAGCGCCGGCGCGAGACGAAGACCATCAACGAATGGGATAGCCAGTACCAACTGCACAGCAAGCCTATTCACGATGTCAGGCTCGACCCTGACCGCATGATCCCCTACGCCATCGAGCCGACCATGCGCCGCGCCAATGGTGAAACCCTGCTCATGCTGGGCAATGTCCGCTTGGTGGGCGTGAAAGCGCGCTGGGACTGTGCGCTCGGCAAGATCAGTTCTGACGCTTCGGCGCTGTCCATCATCTTCACGGATGAGGGCGGCCGACTGTACTGGCATCGGGCCGTGGGCCTCACCGGCGACCTGGAGGAATTCAGCGAAGACGGCAAGCGGCTGGTGGGCGGCCAGATCAAGCAGATGCTGGATATCCTGAAACCGCTCAGCGTGCCAAATGTCGTTATTGAAACCAATGGCGTAGGCGGGTTTGTCCCGGCCATCGCATTGAAGCACCTGAAAGCCCACGGTATCAGCGTGACCGCTGATCACCAGACGGCCAACAAGCAGAAGCGGATTCTCGATGCCTTTGAGGCCCCGCTGTCGTCAGAGTTCCTTTGGGCTCATGTGTCGGTCATCGAAGGCCCGGCCTATAACCAGATGAAGGAATTTAACCCCGCGCTGACCAACCAGCCAGACGACTACCTCGACTCTGCGGGGGGTGCGATAGCAGCCACGCCGGTGCGAATTGGCAAGGTTTTCGGGAACCCGAACATGTCACTGATGAATGATTGGCGACCATCAGCAGGCGTTTTCGAGGTTGAGTTAGAGCATTCCTGACGCCGACCAACAAGCGAGGTAACCCCTGTGACCGTTTCAGCCCAGACCCCCATCAATCGAAGCACTGCAAACGGTGTGACGACAGTTTTTCCGTATAACTTCAAAGTCCTTGCTGCGGCAGACCTTGAAGTCTCACTCGACGGGGTAGTCAAAACCCTGACGACCGATTACACGCTGTCCGGTGTGGGTGATGATGCCGGCGGCAATGTGACCATGCTCTCGGCTCCTGCCAATGGTGTGACGGTGGTACGCCGCCGGAACATGGCCTACATCCGCGAGGTCGATTACCAGGACCAGGGGGAACTGCCAACCGACACGCTGGACGACGACCAGGACGCACCCATCCTGATGATCCAGCAGGTGGCCGAAGGGTTAAGCCGTGCCGTCTCGCTGCCGCCTGAATCGACTGGTGTCAGCCTGACACTCCCTACACCGGCCGCGCTGCAATACCTGCGCTGGAATGCCGCTGCAGATGCCCTAGAGTCTGTCCTGCTCGCAGATGTCAGCCTGATCTCGCTCACGGCCTACGCGCAGACCCTGCTCAATGCAGTGGACGCTGCGGCCGCGCGGCTGGTGCTGGGCATCACGACCTTTGGGTCGAGCTTAGTCACCGCTGCAAACTCTGCTGCAGCCAGGATTGCGATGGGTGCTGCCGCATCCGGCGCAAACAACGACATCACCTCACTGACGGCGCTGACATCGATAAATATCCTTTCCGGTTACCTTTTCGGCTGCACCCTGTCCACTGCTGGGTCAAGCGCAACCATGTCCATCGCGGCAGGTAAAGCACAAGACAGCACGGGTGTCCAGCTAATGACGCTCACCGCGATCGCCAAAACGACCAGCGCTTGGGCTGTCGGCACCGGCAATGGTGGCCTTGATACGGGGTCAATTGCAAACAGCACCTGGTATCACTTCTACGTGATCCGCCGTCCTGATACCGGCGTGGTTGACGTAGTTTTCAGCACTAGCGCATCAGCCCCGACCCTGCCGACGAATTACACGCAGTATCGCCGCATCGGTTCTGGCAAAACCAATGGCTCTGCACAGTGGACCAGCTTTGTACAGGACGGCGATTATTTCCGCTGGTTGACGGGCGTTCTTGATGTGAATGCCACAAACCCCGGAACGGCATCTGTTTCTGCAACGCTCAGCGCACCGACTGGAGTAAATGTAGAGGCTTTTGGTCAGGTCGTTTTGAAGCAGACAACTACTGTCACGCTTTTATACATGCGCGACTTGGCAGCAACTGACGAGGCTGTAAGCAGCACAGCTGCTCCGCTAGCAAGTATCGGAACCGATACCGTCAATGGCGCTCTTATAGCTGGGACCTTCTCTCTCCGAACCAACACTTCCGCTCAAATTGGTTATCGACTAAATATTTCTGATGGCTCTGTGATTGTCCGGATTGTCACAGCTGGCTGGAAAGACTCACGCGGAAGGAGCGCATGATGCCTTACGTTCAAAGAAGCTCGGGGAAGGTCTGCGGGATATACGCCAATGCGCAACAGGGTTATGCGGAGGAATTTCTTCCTGATGACAACGCAGAAGTGGTTGCGTACCTTAACCCAACACTCACAAAAGCCCAACTGGTTGCAGCCTACTACGCAGCCAAAGGGAAAGATCCGCTGCTGGTGCAGACCGTCATCGACGTTATTGAGGACAAAGCCAAGACCCTGGCCCCAACCTATGGCCTCACTTTTGAGCAAGCAAAGGCGCAGTTTTACGCGACAAACAAGTCTTACCGAGAGTGCCGCATCATCAAGCAGGGGCAGGTTGACATTGAGAACGCCCCATGATCTGGCTCTACATCGAGCTGGTTCTGTTCGCCCTGCTGTTGGTCACGGCCCCCTATCAGCTGTGGTGCGACTACCTCGGCGTGATGGCCTGCAAGCGCCAGCGCGACACGGTAGGCCTATCGAAAGCTGCAAGGCTGTGCGGCTCTTACGTGCTGATTCGCGGCTACCTGCTCGACTTTCTGTGCAACGTGGTTCACGCCTCGATTTTGCTGCGCGAGTTCCCGCGAGAGTTGACCGTGACCAAACGCCTGCGTAGGCACATCGAGGGCAACACCGTGCACGCGGCGCAATGCCTGAAGTTTCGCGCCCAAATGCTTGATGGGTTCGACCCGAACGGCATCCACCAGTAACCACCGATAGAAAGACCGGACATGACCAGAATCTTAATAACGCTGGTGCTGTGCCTGCACTTGCTGTTGCCTGCAGTGGCTTGGGCGCAATCGAGCGTGAGAAACCCCCTGAACATATCGCTGCGGGAATACGGTTTTTTCCTGGGCCTGGCCGTGCTGGGCGGGGTAGCCAGTGGGTGGAGCAAGGTTTGCCGGGGCGAGCTGCCGATCTGGAATATCAGCGCCTTCATCGGTGAGCTGGTAATCAGCGCCTTTGCCGGATTAATGGCCTTTTTTCTCTGTGAGTACATGTCCTTCAATACGTGGCTTTCGGCTGCGGTCGTGGGCATGAGCGGTCACGCCGGTGCCAAGGGTATCGGCTGGCTTGAGTCGTTCGGCCAGCGCATGGCTGAAAAAAAACTGGGTATTGAACCACCAAAGGACGCACCATGAAATTGTCCGCCAATTTCTCCCTTGAAGAATTCACGGCCAGCGAGACGGCAGAACGCCGCCGATTGGATAACAGCCTGCCACCTGAATTGCTGATGACGGCCCAGAACACGGCTGAAATGATGGAGAAGATCCGCGCCGTACTGGGCGATAACCCCATCATCATCACCAGTGGATACCGTTCGCCAGAGGTCAACCGGGCCATCGGATCGGGTGATTCCAGTGACCACATCAAGGCAATGGCCGTGGACTTCAAATGTCCCGCTTACGGCACGCCAAAGGCCGTAGCCCTGCACCTGGCCGACAAGATCGACAGCCTGGGCATTGGTCAGCTTATTGCTGAGTACAGCCAATGGATACACGTATCGACCCGCAAGCCGTCCAAAGAAATCAATCGCGTCATCACCATCAACCAATCCGGCACACATGTCGGGATCGTGGGGTAAATATGGACTTCCTCAAGACACTCGCCCCGACTGTTGCAAGCGCATTGCTCGGACCTCTGGGTGGTGTGGCAGTCGCAGCGCTGGGCAACCTACTTGGCGTTTCTGAGCCGACTCAAGCCAAAATCGCGGACGCCATCAGCTCGGGACAGCTTTCGCCCGACCAACTGAGTGAAATCAAAAAGCTGGAAATGCAGTATCGCGCTGAAGAAAAGGAGCGCGGCTTCAAATATGCGGAACTGGAATTTAAAGACCGCGACAGCGCACGCAGGGCCAACGTAGACGGCGGCACACAAAAGCCGCTATTCTGGCTTTCCCTGCTACTTCTGGCTGTCACGCTGGGCTGTGAGGCTGTAGTGCTGTTTCATGGCCTGCCAGCCGACACGCCGGATATTGTTGTTGGCCGGGTGCTGGGCCTGATGGATTCCGTCGCCCTGATGGTCTTGTCTTACTGGTATGGCACCAGCAACGGTAGCGCACAAAAGTCTGAACTGCTGGCCCACGCGCCACCGGTCAAATAACCTCGCTTGGCTGTTTGTACAAAATCACCGTAGCCGCTCCATCATCAACTCAGCCCCCTGCTCATAAGCACCTGCTGGTGTCTTGTGGCCGTCAGCCTGCCGAACGTGCAGCTCGCCGGGTGAGAGATATTCGCTTTTTGCCTCGCCCATCACATCCCCCGTCCTATCTCAGCAGCGGCACGGACTGATTCCAGTTCGAGCATGTAGGCATCAACTAGATTTTTGATGTCGCGCAACGTGCTTTTGTCATCAGACTTACCAGTCAACCGCGCCAACACGCCGCTGCATGAAGCGTAACAAATACGCCATCCTTTTGATCTAGATATTTGGTGAATTGTTGCTATAAATTCTCCGCGTTCTGTTTTTGCTTCTGCGAAAATGCCGCTTAAAGTTTTCTCGTAAGTTGCGAAAACTGTCCGGTTTATGTAATTTTCCGCATCAGTCATTGTTTTGAAACCTTTTAGGTATTTTGGGCCGCACCACACCTCATAAATATTTTTGGTGAAGTAAATACGTTTTTTGTAAATGCCATCAAACGGCTTTCGGCCATCTGAAATCCAAAGTGTTGAACAATCAATTTCAGGGTGGGCAGTTTTTAGGCAATTCGCAAAAAATTGAGATGCTTGTGCATGCCCTGAAATAACAGAGTTGAAGTGTCCAAGCGAAAAACCGGAATCAATGGCGGCGATCTTCTGACTGCCGCGACCCTTCATTCTGAAATATTCTTGTGCTGTCATTTTTTGGTTTTTTTCTTAACTGGCGGACCGTCCTCCACAAACACCATTGGCGCGACACCCGACGACTGCGTATATCCGTGAAAAATCAGCGCCCGTAGTTTTTCCAGATGCCATTCAAGCAGCGCAATCCGTTCGTCTTTTGCTTTAATGGCTCTCTCGTTGTCGGCTAATGCTTCAACGGCATCGGCCTTGTAAATACGAAGCGTCAAAAGTTCTTTGTCGTCCATCATTCCCCCTTTGCAGCTGCAGTGATACCGGCCAACGATTGTTTGAATGGGACTACGTTTTCCAACACCTTGGTGTCGCCTGACGTTTCCCTATAGGCTTGCCACATTTGGAGATGCCCAGCACAGTAATTGATATTTGGTGCAATTTCAGGGGCGCAGCGGCTGCACAAACTTGCATCGCAGGTTTTTTCATTGCCCACGGGATAGTCGCACAACACATCAGCCAGATCGCCACAGATGCATTGCGGCCCAAGATTGCCGCAGATAAACATGCGCCCGCCGCTTTTCATTGGTGTGATGTAGCAAGTCATGATTTTTGCTCCTCGCTCATCGCCTCTCGCACCTCTAGTGGTGGGGTGGCTGGAATGTCGCCATAAATATCCTGCGCGTAGATGATGGCCTCATCAATTGCATGGTCCAAATCACCACCCCAAAGAACATGACCTTCATCGTCATACACGGCGAAAAGCGGGTCATGCTCCATGCCGCGACAAGTGCGCAAAACATCGTACCGCCGTGCATCCAAGTCTTTATCTCGGGCATCAGTTTCTTTGATTGGCGTAGGCACTGCCGCTCTCCCTGCCTGAGAGGCGGCAATACATGCTCTGCCGTATTCGCGCAAAGCGTGTTCAAGCACAATCCGTGCGGCCTCTTCGCCTTCGCAGGCACGAATCCGGCGCATGATGTGCTGCACGTTTTTGGGCAACTCAGGCAGTTCCTGTGCTGGGGGTTGGGTGGTCATTTCTTTTCGCCTCTCAGAATTGTTTTGTAGGGACCGTCCTCGGCATAAAACTCATCAAACGTCTTATCCCATCGCACAAAGCTGCGCGTGGGAAAGTGGATCGCATAATCCCTATTGCACCTATCGCAATGCAGTTTTTGGGCCTGCGGATTCATGACGCGAACGACACGAACGTCATGCCCAAACAGGGAGCAGAACATTCTTTTAAGCATGTTCACCCCCTTCATGTATAGCGGGGGCGGCAGCGATGAACTCTGCGGCAAAATTCATTAACTCGCATATCCCAACAGCGTTATACGGCTTCAAGTTCCAGCACCTGCTGCGCTATCCGCCGTTCTGCAATCGCGCAGTATTCCGGGTTTATCTCCAGCCCCAAGAACCTGCGCCCCAATTCCTTCGCCGCCTTTGCCGTGGTTCCGCTTCCGCTGAACGGGTCTAAAACCAAGTCGCCGGGGTTGCTCCATGTAGCTATGTGGTCGGTTGCCAATTCATAGGGGAACATTGCGGGGTGCGCTATGTCGCCGGTCTTTCTGCTGCCCACCTCATAGGTAAAAACATTCCCCGCAATCTTTTCGTCGTTTATCACTGTTTGCTTAACCCTTGTCAGGTTGCCGCTGTTGTCCTTGTACATATTCGGCTCACCCCAAGTCTTTTGCCCTGCGTAAGTGCATGGCGTTTTCTTCGGCGCAAACACTCGCGGCTTCCCTGCGCTAAAAACAAAGCAATACTCCCATTCCTGTTCGTACCTGTTGTGAGTGAGCGGGGTGTAGTTGGCTTTCCTGTAAATCATCGTGTCGTGCAAGTTCAGTCCCAGCCGCTTGAAGTGCAGCGCCTGCTCCATGCTGCTGCCGGTTTCGCTGCCGTCCTTCGTGGCATCAGCTACCACCCACACAATCACGCCGCCCGGCTTCAATACGCGCTTGAGTTGCCACGCCACGCCGAAGAAATCCCAAGAGTGTCCGCCGTAGGTGCGTAGATCGTCGTATGGCGGGCTTGTCACCACCAAATCAATGCACTCTCGCGGCAGTTGCCCAAGCAAATCGCAGTTGTCGCCGCAGTGAATCTTGTCTAGTTCAAGCATCTTGTTTCCTCAAAAGTCGGTGCTGGCGGTACGCCGTATAACCCGTCGCTCAAGCGGGACGGCTGTCGCCGCCCCTTAGCTCTGCGTTATGCACCAATCGTTTTGTCCACATTCCGGGCGCAGGCTATCGCCTCCTCAATCTCGCGGAATGCAGTTGCAAGGGCTGCATTTACCCGCGCCATTTCAAACTCTTGATTGTGTTCAAAAGTCCGTACTCTGCGCAACGACTCAAGCTCATGCTCGGCCCTTAGTGCGCGTCTTTTCCAATTCGCTTTTGTGTCGTTCATCTCAGTCCCCATCGCATAATTAGGCCTGCTGGTCATGATGGCTCCTGTTGTTTGGCGATTGGTGGCGAGAAAATCTCATCGTATTCTGTCCATGACAGTCCGCCTCTGCCGTCAAACTGTTTGACAAGTTCGGCAGGCGTTATGCGCACGTCATGACGGTCCTTGATGATGCAGCCGCCATCTCGGGTATCAATGCGGACTTCGACATACTTGCAACGCATGTTCTCGTCCCATACCCACTTGCCGGACCGCATCAACTCGATCACCGGCAACACGTCATCAATGTGGTCCCAGTCTCGATTGGGCTGGCCTTCAGCGGTGTCTTGGCGGTCTTTGTGCCAACGACTGAATATTTCCCGCGCCATCCCGTAGGCGGTATCCCAGTCCTGCTTTGGTGCGCCGCCTTTGTGACTCAGCACGCGCATGATGAATTTCAGTTCATAGAACGGGTATGCCGGGTCAACTGGTTCAGCGGTGGGGGGTTGAGGGGTGGCGCGCAGACGCAGCACCTCGTCACACAACGCATCAATCTTGTCCGCGACGTTTTTGCTGGCCGACATCACCAAATTCCGCTGGTTCGCTGCCAATATTCTGGCGGATTGAATAAAGTCAGCATCCGGCTCTGCCTTCACTGCTGCGCCCTCATCGGCAGGGGTGGTACTGGTGGCTGCGAGACGGCGGAACACAAATCGCATCCTGTCAAGGGTGGAGAGCCTGTCCGAATGCTGGTTGAACTCGATGGCGGCCTCACGGATCATGGCCTCGCTGAAAGCCCCAGCCTCTGCGCGCTCCTGGTTGTTTGCTGAGAGGGCGGCAGACTTGACCCAGCCGATGCCATTCAGCGTCTCATGAAGAATCCGCGTTTCCGTGTCGTAGCCTTCCTCGTCAACTAAGACCCGTAGATAGCCATTGGCGTCCGCAATACCCTTGCACGGCGTGTAGTGCGTCTCTATGTACCAGCCCTCAACCGTCCGATCCTCGCGGATATGCTCGGTTTTCATGCGCTCTCTCGCCTCAACAGAAACATCAGCCATCATTGCTCCTTTTTCGGTGTTCATTAATCTGTCTCCTTGGTCGGTATTGATGCAGTAGGACGCTTCGCCATCGTCCATTTCGTCGTCTGGTTCTGGGTAAACCTCTTGGCAGTTCTGGCGACCACAGCCATCGCACAGGGTGTGCGTCAAGGCGCTCAGCGGCCCTTGCCATGTGACGTTGCCGGAACAGTGTTGGCAGCGCATATCAGTCCCTTTGTGGTTGTGGTTGTTGGGGACAGGGCGGCGTCGATTGCGACGTTGTGAATTTCTTCCAGCGTGGCGGCGTAAATCATGGGTTGACCCTCAAAGGGGCAGACCTCGCCCATGCGCTCATAGTTGGCCCAAGCGTCATCAATGGCGACAAGCACTTTGCCGAACCGCTCCCTCACCCGCACCAGCTCATCCTCCAGAGCCTTCTTCTCTGCGTCGTGGTCGGCCAACAGTTGACGTATTGCGGCAGGGTTGCAAGAAGCCATCAGACCAGCATTGGCCGCTGTGTTGTGGTTAGTTACCCCGACTTCAAGAATCGTGGTACAGGCAAGGCCAACGGACAATGGGATAAAACCATCTTCCGCAACCTGCTCGATTCGCCATCGGTTGGCAAATTCTTGCCTCGCAATCCAAGGCCCATCAGTAGGCCCAGCAGCAAGGGCTTGCTCAATCGCTGCGCGGGTAGTGGTCATGATTGGAGGTCTTTCAAATGTTGAGCGAGTCGGCACTTCGTATATTCAATGACGTTGTAAGCAATCCCCACCGTGGAAAGCAATGCGACCAGCACCAAATCAGCTAGACCTTTTCCAATCATTGCAATCAGCACGTAAGCCAAAAGTAACGACCAAATGACGCCAAAAAATACTGCTGTTTTCATTTCTCTATCCCCTATGGCTGCAAGCCGGTTGTTGGTTAAAACGGTATGCTGGAATCGTCATCCGGCGCAGAATCTGGAGCCTGGCGCGGTGCGGCGGCTGGTGCGCGTGATTGCCCTTCGCCTTGAGGCTTGCCGCCAAGCATTTGCATTGAGTCAGCGCGGATCTCGGTGCTGTATTTCTCGATGCCGTCTTTGTCGGTCCATTTGCGTGTGCGTAGCGACCCCTCGACGTAGCATTGGGAACCCTTGCGAAGGTATTGAGCGGCCACCTCAGCAAGACGGCCAAAAAAACTGACCCTGTGCCATTCGGTAATTTCCTTCATTTCTCCACTGGTCTTGTCTTTGTAGCGGTCGGTTGTTGCAAGCGTGATGTTGCAGACCTGATCGCCATTTGGAAAACTGCGCGTCTCAGGATCGCGGCCCAAATTTCCGACCAGAATTACTTTATTGACTGATGCCATTGGTTTAGCTTTCGTAGGTGTGTTCTTCCGCAATCTTGCGGATGGTGGCTTCAAGATAGGCGTTCGCCGCCTCGGCTTTGGTCTTGATCTTTTCTTCCAGCGCCTTGTCTCGCTCATAGGGCACGATGGTGATTCGCAGCTCTGGGGTGATGTGGTCAACGATGTGGATTTCTTCGCGTTCGTAGCCGATTAGCTCGGGCGGCGTGCTGACAAGGCAGTAAGCGATTTCCGCAAAGTCAACCTCCCACAGCCACATATAGGCCCGGAGTTGCCATTCGTAGCCCTTATCCTGTCCAGCGGCGGCAGTTGCGGGAAAGGTAGGCAGCGACCAAGCGCACTTGATATCGGTGATCTTCCAAAGCGCGGCAATGTCGCACTCACCGGTGATCCAGTCGTTCGTCCGGCGCTCGGTGTTTTTCTTGTGGCTGGTGAAGAAAACGGAGTTGTAAAGCTCAATGGCTTCGTCCTCGCACATTAAGCCTTTTTCGAGGTACTTACTGCTTACCTCGTCGTCATAACCGTAAACGGTTTGTTTTGCCAAAGACTCGATATAGGTCTTTGCGCCCACCGACAGAATCTCGTCTTTCGACTTTGGCTCGGTCATGATTAACCCAAGGCAGGAGGCCCGGAACTTATGCATGGACTTCTTCCTGCGTGCCGCCAGCCATCGCAACCAGGGCCGCGTCTAGCGTGGATTTCTGGGCAACCGTCAGCGTGAATCCAGCCTCAAGTTTCTGGGCTGTGTACTCGCCCTTCTGGATTGATTCGATGGCTTTTTTCAGCCGTGCATCGCTGATCGCCGGAGCGGTGCGGACGGTGACGGTAGGGCGCACCCGCAGGCATTCAACCGTGTCACCAGCCATTTTTGCGGTGCTGGCGTACAGCGTGATCTCTTTGCCTGCCCAGTCCTCAATATAGGGGCCGTAGAGCTTGGCAATGCTTTTGCTGTTGGTCACGTTCAAGATGAACGGCTTGACGCCGACCAAATGCGCAACGATGCATTCTTCCTTTTTGCCACCAGTTCCGGTAACAAGTTCCCGCGCCACGTAGTCAATCGTGACCGTCGCGTCCTCGCCATCATTGAGCCAGTAAGCGCCGATGTAGTCGGGATTGATAAGGCGCTTCCAATGTGTTTTGTCTGTCATGTCGATTCCTTAAAAATTAGCTTCCGAAATATGCAAAAAGGAATGGGCCAAACCGCCCAACCAGATAACCAGCTACAGCAGAGCAGGCAGCAACAGCAAGAATGCAAAACAGGCAATCACAGATGTTTTCGCGGATGGTCTGCCAGCTATCAGGAGCCATGTCGATTCCCTGACAGCTGTTGTCGTGGTTCTGCATGTCCAACTCCCCCGCAAGCTGGTGCTGAACGACTTGCGCTGCGGACACTTGGCCGCTTAGTACGACTTCGCGGAGTTGGGTGTTCATGATGGCGCTCCTTGAAAAGCAATCGCCAGGACAAGCGCAACAATCGCAATGGCGTAGACCAAGTTCAAAACGCTGTATGCGCGGCTTGCTGGCCTTTCAATCGCGCAGCCGTATTCGATGGCTTTGCGGGATTCGACGGTGTTCATACAGCCTCCCGTTGCTTCGCAGGTGTGGCCTGATGCTTAATCCACGCAGCTTTTGTCCAGAGAAGGTAATAGCGCGGGTGGTAAAGCATTGCTTCGTAACTTGGTAACTTCTTGTATTCAGTCGGCCAGAGTTCTGGATCGTGGATGTATGCAATACGAATATCTGCCGTAATTTGGTTCCTTATTGATAAAAATAAGGTGACGATGCCGAGTAAAACCAAAAGCACAGTAAGAACATAAATAGTCATCGCGCAATCCTTTCTGCCGCGTCTTGGCGGCGAGTCCACAAACCCTTCCACTTGCAAGTCATACCCTTGTCCCATGTCTCACCAGCACGAACCCGCAGGCCCTGACCACCAATGCCAATCGTCAAAGGGCTGGACGCCGGAATCGTGCGGACAATCTCTTTCGTGTCCACCTTGTAGATATAAACATCGTCGTCATTAAAGGACTCGACGCGCATGGGTGCTGGTTTGCTTGCCGACAGCTTTGGCGCAATGCCGACACACAGGCAGGCCAGAGCGTTTGCGTCGTATAGGTGCTTGTCTGGGGCGTTCATGCCAACAACTCATCTTTAACGGCAGACCAAAAATTAGAGCCCTCGGGCGTTACATGCCAGAAAAACCCACCACCAATCAAAAGAGAGGCCGGAGTGTTTTTGGTGATTCCATCGCGGAAGCATAAATTAAGAGATGCCATGTATGCAATCACCTCGGGGACGCCCTTGTCCTCAAGCAGATAGCGGTACTTTTCGCGTTGTTTGTCAGAAACCTTTTTCATCTCGCGCTCCATCTGGTTTAAGTTGCTCATCAATAAAACATCTTCCGAAGCACCCGTTAGGTGCTTGAGATGAGGTTTGGGCGGTGGTTTTCGTTGCAGAGTCGAATAATCAGATCTGCAATTTCCCTCACCTCTTCATCGGTTCTCGGCCACTTACTCCAGCCGCTGTCGTGAATAGTTGCGACAAGCCTGTTATCTGCGTCATAAATGAACTGCCCTTGCTTGATAATCCATGGCCTACCGAGCGACTTTTCTTGCTTCATTGAAAGGCCGCCATCACTCGAAAATTACCGTTAGAGAACTTAAAGATCTGGTAAATAGTTTTTCCGAACTGAGCCACGACGATGGCAACGCAGCCACGCGCAAAGATGTTTGGATAATTCACTTCTGTGGCTTCGCTCTCCAGAACCAGATATGTCCGTTTACCAATCGTCAGCGTCTCTTTGGTCATCTGCGTTTCTCCATTTCGTTTATCACCACCTTGGTGGGCTTGGTTGAATTATTGAGGTATGCGACAAATGCCGCAACACAATTGTTTCAATGTCAAATTCAATATCGATAGCCAAAATCAATTAGCAATTATTTTTCACTGAGATAAAAATCACCACATGGAAAAAATCAACCTGCCCACAGTCGTAATTGAGCGGAGTGGCGATGACCTCAAAATCTCGCACAATCGCACAGGTATGACAACCATTGCCAGCGCAAAACAGTTGGACTCATGGGCTGTTCAACAATTGCGCAAAGAGCTGTTGCCGCCAAAGCCAGCAGTTACATCATGACCTCAACCCAACCTGCCGCAATGGCATCACTCAAGGAGACAGCATGAAATTCAAAGGCCAATTGATGGCATTCGATGCCTTCCTGATCGCAACTGTGTGCCTCTATTCAACCGGGCACTGGATCGGCGGCACTGTGCTGGCAGTCGTGAGCTTTCTTGAACTGATGGCCTATGGCTACGCCAAAAAGGAAGGTCTCGCATGATGTACAACAGCCCAAGCGCCCGACTACTCGCGGCCCAGCAATATTTGGCAGAGCGTGCAGCAAGAAACCCAAAGCTGACGCCCTCGCGCACTTTCGTCAATTCAACGACGCAGGGCACCTACACCGGCAACAACATGCCAAGCCCTCGCCCTGATGCTGGGCAGCTTTCTGCTACTGGGAGGGGAGTGTGATGGCTGACTCGAACCAAATTGATCAATACCCTGTTCACCACATAGTGATGCCCTTGGTCAAGGTGCTGCGCGATGCAAACCTTAGTTGGGCTGATAAGCAAATTGTTGCGGACGCCATCACTTCGGTAATGCGACACAAAAAATCCATGCAAGAAGAAGCGATGGGCGACCAACTGAACAAAGCGATGGGAGCAAGAAAACCATGACCCCCATCAACCTGGGCGTAATAGGTGAGACAGGCCCTGACTTCACCCGCACCCACTGCCGCAAGACAGACCCCAGCACCAGCCAGAAGGCCGCAGAACGCGCCCGTAGCTTTTCTGGCGGTCACTGCCTCAAGATT